CTCAAAGAAAGAAAAGACGTACTCCTAGTCAACAAGTTGCACAAGCTTCTAATGTTGGACAGGCTCAAGCTTCTAATGTAGGAAAGCGTATGAAGAAGGGTGGTAAAGTTTATTCTTCTTCTAAAAGCAAAAAGAAGACTTATAAATGTTCACATAATAGGCTTTATTAATGCCTCTTAAAAAAGGTAAAAGTAAAAAAACTATCAGTGAAAACATTCGTAGAGAAATGAAAGCTGGTAAACCACAGAAACAAGCAGTAGCTATCGCACTTCAAAAAGCTGGTAGGAGAAAGGCAAATGGCCGTAAAACGTCGAACAACAAAGTCAAGAAAAACTACCGCAAAGCCTAAATCAAAAGTCAATCAGGCTGGTAACTACACTAAGCCTACAATGCGTAAAAGACTTTTTGAAAGTATTAAGGCTGGTGGTAAAGGCGGTAGACCGGGACAATGGTCAGCACGTAAAGCACAAATGCTTGCAAAACAATATAAAGCCAAAGGCGGAGGTTATAGATCATAATGGAATGTAATTGTAAAATGTGTCCTGTACACACAGTAAAACGTATTATTGCAAAGATCAAGGCTCTTGTAGGTAAATAAAGTGTCTTTAAAGAAATCACAACGTAGTCTTAAATCTTGGACTAAGCAGAAGTGGCGTACTAAATCAGGTAAGCCATCTACGCAAGGTCCAAAGGCTACTGGTGAAAGATACTTACCAGAGAAAGCTATTAAACGTCTTAGTGCTAAAGAATATGCTGCTACAACAAAAGCTAAACGTAAAGCAACTAAGAAGGGTAAGCAAGTAGCTAAACAACCAAAGAAGATTGCTAAAAAAGTAAGGCGGTATAGAAAGGTTACATAATGGCTGTACGTAAACGTAAAGGCAAAGGCATGAAAGGCATGAGCATTAAGAGTGGTGACAAGCGTCCCACTAAAGCTGGTGCAGGAATGACTAAGAAGGGTGTTGCTAAATATCGTAGGCAAAATCCCGGTTCTAAGCTTAAAACAGCCGTAACTGAAAAGAAACCTTCTAAAGCACGTGCAGCACGACGTAAGTCATATTGTGCACGATCAGCAGGACAAATGAAAAAGTTTCCTAAAGCTGCTAAAAATCCTAACAGCCGTTTGCGTCAAGCACGTAAGCGGTGGAGGTGTTAATGGCTATAGGTCGTTCTAATATAACACAACAAGTTACTAAACCACCTTATAAGAAAAGAAAGATAAAAACTAAAAAGATAAAACGGAAAACAAAGAAAAGATAGCGTGTAAGTTGAAAAAGTTTTTAAATAAATTCTCAGAAGCATGGATTCAAGCTTTTGTATCTTGTTGTACTATGATGGTGCAGGGTGATTTTTTATCTTTATCTTTGAAACATGCTTTTGTTGCTTCTAAAACAGCGTCAATAACAGGAATAGCAACAGGTTTATTTTTAGTAAAGTTTAATAAAAATATGTCTCCTTTTATAGTGGCATGGATAGTTGGTTTATTTACATCAATAAGTGATTATATTGTACATCCAACACACTTTGGTGACTTTTTTTATGAAGCATTAGCTACAGGTATTATGGCAGGATTTCTTGCTTATGCTTATGAAAGGTTTAAAAAATAATGACTACTTCAGGCACATATAACTTCTCAATGGATATTGACGAAGTTATTCAAGAAGCAATGGAGATGATTGGCGGTGAACAGACACTCGGACATGATCCTAAATCTGCTCGACGTTCAATTAATCTACTGCTACAGGATTGGCAGAATCGTGGTGTACTGCTTTGGACTGCTAATACAACTACAGTTTCTGTATCTACAAGTGTAACAGCTTATGCTCTAGCTTCTAGCACCGTAGACGTTCTTGAAGTTGTTCTTAATCGTGACGATACTGATCTTCAATTAGAACGTATTACAATGGAAGAATATCTCAAAATTCCACGTAAAGGTCAGACAGGTCGTCCATCACAATATGCTGTACGGCGTGATAGAGATAATCCAACAATGTATCTCTGGCCTATTCCAGAGAATACAACAGACCTTTTAAAAATTGAACAAGTGCGGTATACTCAAGATGTAAACAAATCTGCTGTACAGACTGCAGATATTTCTAGACGTTTTTATCCCTGCCTTACTGCAGGACTATCTTACTTTATGTCAATGAAACGTCCCGGTATAGAAGGTGGACGTATTCAGTTTCTTAAAGCTGAATATGAAGAACGTCTAGCACGTGCAATGGATGAAGATAAAGAAAGAGCAAGCTTACGTATAGTACCAAATTTAAATAGAGTTTAAGAATTATGGCAAGCACTAAAAGAGCATTAGCAATATGCGATACGTGCGGTTTTCGGTATCCTCACAGGGTACTAAAAATGAACAGCTACGGAATGCTAGTTTGCCCAACAGACTACGATGGTGCTTATGACTTAAAGAACCATCCACAAAATAAAACACCCGATGTAAGAGACAACCCAGCAATTCGTAATCCACGCCCAGAACTTAATGCTGAACGAGGAACTGATTGGGAAGATGCTGCACTAATTTGGGAAGACACTGACAACTATTGGAATAGTATATAATGGCGACACTTACTGGAACACAAATTGCTAATACTTATAAGCAGCTTTTACAAGTTGGCAGTAGTAATACTGGATTAACTGGTACAGTACAATCTGTACAGGATGGTGAAGGAAATAATTCACCTTTACAACTTAGTCAAAGTGCAGTAAACATTAATGGAACTTTTCAACTAAGTGGAGTAACACTTACAGCTAATGCTTCAACTCTTAATGCAGTAGCAGACCTAACAGGTGCTACAGGCATTGTAGCTGTAAGTGGAGGTAATGTATATGGCAGAACAATCACTGGTGGGGCGGGTGTTTCAATCACTAATGCTGATGGCACTGAAGGCAATCCTACTATTGCTCTTAATACTACTGGAGTTACTTCAGCTTCCTATGGTCCAGCAACTAATATAGAAGTAAATTCTGTAGGACAAATTGTAAGTGCTGGCGCAGCAACAAGTGTTAGTGTTTCTGGTGTAACAGCTAATACATTTACTGGTGGTACTTTTGCAGGTACAACTGGTGATTTTAGTTCAAATGTTTCAGTAGGTGGTAATTTAGTTATTACAGGTGAGTTTAGTCCTGCATCTCTAAGTGTTACTGGTACAATTAATGCTAACAAAATATCAGCAACAGACGCAACATTTAATGATGTAGTTAGTGCAGCCTTCTTTGTTGGTGATGGTTCAGGACTTGTTAATGTACCCTCTGCAGAAGGAGGTACAGTAAAAACTTTAGAAGCTGGTACTGGTATTGCATTATATATAGATGCTGGTGTTACAAGTACAGTAAACAGTAGTGGTACTATAGCAGTAAGTGCTAATCAAAACTTTGGTACAGTATCAGTTAGCACTGCACTAGCAGTTACAGGATCAGCTTTATTTGATGTTGTATCTGCTACTTCATATTATGGTGATGGTTCAAATCTTACAGGTGTTATACAAACTTCAGTATCTGCTTATACCGTTAATCAGCTAACAGTTGTAAGTGCAGCTAGTTTTCCTGATGATGCTACATTAAATTTTGGAACAGGAAATGATTTACAAATAGTTCATAATGGTCTTCATTCTGTAATTAAAGAAATAGGAACTGGTAGTTTATTTGTTCAAAGTAATGAAATTAAACTAACAAATACTGGTTCTTTTTCAATGCTTACTTTAGCAGATGGTCAAGATGCAGATTTTCCATATGGTATTCAAGTAAGTGGCACAGTTAGTGCTACATCCTTTGTAGGACCAACTATTACTTCAATTAATTCTCTAATTGAAAATGTATCTGCACTTACAAGTGTAAACACAGCAGCTATTACAAGTATTAATACTATTTTAGGTGATGGAAGTAACTTTGCAACATCAGCAGAACTAGCTGCTACATCTCTTGCATTAGCTACAAGTATTGATACAGCTAATACACGAATTACTTCTGTAAGTGACTTTGCAGTAGCTTTATCTGCTACTATGGCTACAAGCATTGGAACAGCTAATACAAGAATTACATCTGTTAGTGATTATGCAGTAGCACTTTCAGCTACATTAGCTACAAGCATTGGAAATAGTAATACAAATATTACAACAAATGCTAATGCTATTACATCTATTAATACAGTAGTAGGAAATGTATCAGCACTTACAAGTGTTAATGCTGCTGCAATTACTAGTATTAATGTTATTATAGGAGATGGTACAGGTTTTGCTACAGATGCTGAACTAGCTTCAGTATCAAGCCGTGTAACCTCAGTGAGTGATTATGCAGTAGCTTTATCTGCTACACTAGCTACAAGTATTGCTAATGTATCATCTACAATGGCAACAAGTATTGCTAATCATCTTCCTCTTGCTGGTGGTACACTTACAGGTACAGTAAGCGGTACAGACTTTTATGTTAGTGCAGTAGCAATCGGAGTAGATAGTCTTTTAGGTAAAAATCTTCATATTGGAACTGCAGCAGTAGCTGATATTGTAAGTCTTACAGATGGTACAAGCATTGCAGTTGATTTTAATTCAGGTCAAAACTTTGCAGTACAACTTGCAGGTAATAGAACATTAGAAAGTCCAACTAATTGTGTAGCAGGACAAACAGGTTCAATACTTATTATTCAAGATGGAACAGGTGGGAGAACATTATCTTATGGAGCAAATTGGAAATTTCCAGCAGGTACTGCTCCAACATTAAGTACTGCAATTTCAGCAGTTGATAGAGTAGATTATATAGTGTATACTTCTACTGCGGTTCAAGCTATAGCAACATTGGATATAAAATAAAAATGGTATTTAATAACAATCTTCTTTTAGGTGCAGCAGGTGCTGCTGATGGTTACGAGATTGACCAGTCGATCCGGTTTAATGACGGCGACTCGGCTTACTTAAGCAAGACTTTTTCCAGCGGTAGTACCGTTACTCAGTACACTATAAGCTGCTGGGTTAAACGTGGCATTTTGGGAGACTACAAATATCTATTTGATGCTGGTAGCAACTACGAAATTTTACGCTTTTATGGCGTAACTAATATAGATTCTATTAACTTTGAGGCGATTAACGGCCACTCTGTTTACACAAACGCTGTATTCAGAGACGTGGGAGCGTGGTATCATATTGTTGCAGTCCTAGACAGTCCTAACGCCACTTCGACAGATCGAATCCGCATTTACGTTAATGGGGAGCGGCAATCAGTAACTCTGGTATCTGGAAAGTCATACCCGACGCTAAATGAAACCACTCTCCGTGCTGGAGGTGCTTTCGCACATGGTATAGGATCAAGGGCAGATGGTGCTGGGAGCGTGTTCTTTGACGGCTATATGGCAGAATACAACTGCGTGTTTGGTCAAGCCTTAGACCCAACAGAATTTGGTGAAATCAACAGCGATACCGGACAGTGGGTGCCAAAGAAATACACTGGCAGCTACGGAACCAACAGCTTTTACATCACAGGCGCTGACAGTGCTGACTTAGGTGCAGACGACAGCGGCAACGGGAATGACTTTACCAGTAACGGTTTGACTGCGGCGGATCAGATGCTGGATACGCCCACGAATAACTTTGCGGTTCAAAATTATGTTACAGGGGATGTTGATAATCTAAATTGGTCTGAAGGCAATCTGAACATCCTTGCTGACAGTTCGGCACGGTGGCACACCATTCCCGCTACTATATATCCGCCGTCGGGAAAATGGGGCTATCAAG